TAGGCTGGGCATAAGTCTGATCTGCCGTGATGACCAAGGCCATCCCCGGCAGAGCAGTCTTAATGTCCCAGCAGAGCATTAACGCTCAACCAGCACGCTAATGACTACATTGCGAGGAGGCGCAATGGGCGTCACTACGTTGATGCTAATCGCGTTGGAATCAGCAGCACCCGCCGTGTTACTAGCCCTAGCGCGATACACCCCAGCATCCGCGAGGGTTGCCGAGGTGATCACGTAGGTGTTGCTCGTAGCTCCAGTAATGGGCGTACCATTTTTGAGCCACGTCCACGAGATGGGAGCCGTGCCTTCCGCAGTAGCCGTAAACGTCACCTGCTGCGTGGTGTTAATCGTCAGCGCATCGTTCGTTTGTCCGAACGCCGCCGAAATCAATCCAAGCAAAAACGAGATGAGTTTCATCGGCTACTTAGTTAGGCTTTGGTCAGGCCCAAGTTGGTGGCGATGCAATCCAGCTGATACGGCTCGTCCTCGGTGATCGGACCGGCGGCCCAGTTGTCCCACTGGTCCTCGGTCATATTCACGTTGCCGTTCTTCAGGACGGTCACGGCTTCACCAACGACGTTCTGAAGCTCGTAATAATACTGCGGAGGAGTACCGAGCGCAATGCTGCGGATGTAGAGCGTGTTAGCCGTGCTGGGATAGACTGCGACGGGAACAATGGAAGTTTGCATAGGAGAAAAGTGTTTTACCAAGTCGCAATTGCAACTCGCTTCCAAGTATTAGCAGCGGTGCAGACGTAAATGTAACTAGCATCCCATTGGATGGTGCCTGCGATTCCAGCAGCAGACGCCGACGCAGGAGTCGACGCTGTTCCGCCCTGCGTGCGAATCGTTACACCAAATGCCGTCGTATAATTCACGTTTACGACATTATTACTGTCCATCTCTATGGATGCGTATGCAGAGTTGGACGGATTGTAGAGGCGCAGAGCACTACCACCCTTAACACCAACGGTCCCGGAAACCTGCAATTTCTCGCCAGAGTCGGTGGTGGTGCCGAGGAGCAGGTTGCCGTTGGCGGCAATCCGCATCCGCTCCGTCAATGCAGCATCGGACGAAGCCGCTCGCGTCGAGAACGCCAGATCGCCCGTTGTATTGTTGGAGCCATCCGACAGCAGCGCCTTAATTGCCGCGTGGTATCCGTAAAAGTTGCCAAGCAGCACCGCACCGCCAGCACCGGCTCCACCGCCCGAATCCCGGACCAAGATTGCTCCGCCTTTATTACCGGAGTTCGCAAAGTTTGCCGTAGTCTGGCCTGAGCCATAGGTGGTCAGCTTGAAGCCAGAGTCCGACCCAGTACCAACTAGCAAATTGCCAGCGCCAGTAAAACGCACTCGCTCAACATACGTTCCGCCGCCATCGGAGTTTAGAAACTTAAACGAAAGGTCGGGATACGTCTGCCCGAACGCCGAGTTACTGCCAGACGCAGTTGAGTAAAGAAAAACTGGATCCAGTTTGATCCCGATTGTGCGCGAGCCAAATGTGGTGTCCCAACCAGCCCCGGTAAGGGCAAAAGGTCCGGGAGCTGAGGCGTTATTGCTAGGCGCCGCATTTGGATTGTTAGAAATCGCTCCATCAGTCCCGCTGACGGTGAGGTTGCCGCTAGTCGTCCAATTCCCGCCCAAATAACGGCTGCTAGGCACATTCCAGCTCACCCCAGAAGCAGGCAGCGTGATGTTGGCCGCGTTTCCAGAGGTGTCGTACCACGTCAGCCCGCCACCAGCCTGACCAGCGTCAGGGGCCAGCAGGAGGCCAAGAGGGGTAATGGTGATGCTGCTGATGGCGTAGCTAGCAGAGCCAGTCGCAGGAGGCTGGAAATTGAGATAAAGCGTCGTCGAGACATTGCTGCTACCGGTCAGCACAATGCTGTTCGAGCCGGAGGAGACGTTCACCGAGGCCGTGACGCCGGTCGTGTTACCCGCAGTCGCCGTGTTTGCGAGATAGACCTTGGGCGTGTCGCCGCTGGTCAAGGTCGCAGAGAAGGTGACGAGGAACTTGCTGCCGACGGTGATGCCGGAACGCGCAGTCGCAGCCGAAACAACACCGAACGAGTTGCCGGTGATGCTTGCCGTGAAGCCCGTCGCGCTCGCGCCAGTAACAGTGCCGGAGCCGGTGGCGAGTGCAAACGTACCCGAGGTCTGAGACGTATTGGTCGCCGTGTTGTAGTCCGCGCCCGCAGGCACGCCCGCCTCGTACAGCGCCACCACCTCGGCGGCGGACAGGGCGCGGTTGTAGATTAACGGAATCAAAGTTCCCGTGAAAATAGCAGCGGACGAATTGGCCGATCCGTAATACTCAAAACCTCCGTTGTAATCGTTGGAGTCGGTAATGCCGCTCTGGATCGCAACACCGTTTAGATACCACGTCACCGATGATCCACTTTTAACACGAACCAAAAGCTGGTTTTTCCCGGCAGTTAGCGAAAACGTCGTATCGGCAAACGATGCACCCGCCGACTTTCCGGTAAACAACGCACCAGTCGTAACTCGAACGCCAAGATAAAAGCTGCCCGATTGGCTGTTGCCAAACAAGTAGCCGCTAGCTGCAAAAGACGTAGGATTAACCCAGCAAGCGGTCGTGAAGTCGTTTGTTGACGGACCCGAAATAATGCCCGTGTAAACGCCACCCGTCCCATCAAACACCAACCCCTGACGAGACGCACGCGCCGCAATGGACGACTTGGCGCTAGGACCGGACGAACCGAATGTGACATCCGTCAACGGAAGGGTGGCCGCCAGCATCTTGCGCGTACCACCAGAAGCCCCGTCCAAAGCGATGTAGTCGTCCGTGTTGAACGACGTAGCGGTGGTAGGGAGGGAATTGATGCGGATGTCGGCCATTTTAGGTGACGGCTATGAATTGATTGCTGCTGCTGTCGATAAACCTATCCCCAGATGAGGTAACTAAGCTGTAAATGATGTCAGGTTCCACCGTCTGAGGACGGCTAAGGAGCACATCGCTCCAGAACTCCCGGTCAGCGTTAAGCGGCGTTACGCCCTTATTGGACGTAAAAGGCCGGACAAGGAGTGGAACGTCAAACTGCATTACAGGTAGTTCAGCTCCTGAATCTCCACCACCACGTCCGTCGAGTCATCACGGATCGCCTTGGCCTTCAGCGCCTGCGTGCGGGTCCAATAAGCCGTGGAACCATCGGGATACTGGAAGCCGAGGCTCGTCGTCGGGCTCGTCGAACCGTCCAAGGTCACGCGAGCATTAGCCCCCGTAAACTGCACAAACACGTGCGTCGTGTCAGCTTGGAGGGTGAAATCAATGATGTCCTCAGCAGTCGAACTAATCGTGTTCTGCTTGTGCGTGGCCCCGTTCTGCGGGATGGCCTGAGACGGGGTGTTGACGATGCGGGAGTTTGCCATAACTTAGAAGCGGGCTTGAGAGGTTGCGTGACTGCGGAACCGGGACGCCACACGGTTGGCGTTCCGTTGATTCATTGCGTTTTCCAATTCTAGCACAAGAAGGGACTCGGCGTAAGCCTCCTCAGCCTGCGCCTTGTCGTTCTGACCATCATAGCGGAGGAAGTCCGCAAAGGCAGCGTGAGCCCCGTAATGGAAGAACTCAAGCGGAACATTCTGGTTGGTGGTGTTGTTGTAATCCCCATCCCACCGCTTCTTGTAGTCCACGTAGAAGGTCGTCAGGCTGTCCGTATTAGCCAAGACCCGCGCCCCATCATACGTCACCACGAACTCAAACTCATCCACGCTATTCGTCAGATAGGGCTGCTGGTCATACACCCGAAGGAAGGTATCAATCGAGTTCAGCGTCACCTGATCGAACGGAATGACGTTGGAACTAGCCGCACGAGCCTCCCCCAAGACCATATAACGGGGCCAATAGGAGGACCGCCGGTAGGCATTGTAGATGCGCCGGTTAATGAAGCTCCCAATGAGCGTTTCCTCTTGGGTGGTAAGCGCGGTGTTGCCGCTAAGGCCCCTCACCAACGCTAGAAGATTGCTGTAAGTGTCGGTTTGCATTACACCTTATTAGGGCAGAGATGCGGGAACTTCTTCTGATGGTAGCGAATGAACTCCTTGCTGTTGATCTCCTTGCGACCGTACTTCGTGATCAACCGATAATACTCATCCGCCGGATAGAAAGCCACCGCCTTACCCAAGCCCGGAATGGTCTTATGCCCCTTCCACCGGCTCGCCTCGTGCGCGGCCACAATCTCTTCCTTCTTTTCGTTAGCCTTAATCAGCTCAAACCCAGTCCGAATCTCGCGGATTAGGGCATCCTTCACAGCCCCTTCTCCGGGCAGCGCGGTGATGATTTGCATAAAAAAGGGCTCCCCCGTGTGGAGGAGCCCCATTGTAACAGCCTAGGATGGTCTTAGGCGAACTTCGCCAGCTCGATGATGCGGAGGGCGATAACGATCTCGCCAGCCGTCAGGGAAGCAATCGCGGCGTCCGTAACCTTGACGAGCACCTCGGTCTCAGACGAGACGGCCTTGACCGCCTTGCTGCCGCCGGAGGTGAACTGGTCGCCCGTGTTGAACACGGGAACCGTCATCGCGTCCACATCGAGGGCGTCGATGAACTCGTCCGGGTCAGCGGAGGTGGTGCCAACGTCGATCACCAGCGAGCTGGAGCCCGCGATGTCAACCGTGTTAGCGACCGCCGCCAGCTCCACCGCCGAGTGGGCGGGCATCTTGGCAATGACGCGACTGCCACCGTTGCCGATAGCGATCAGATCATTGTAATCGAGACGGATGACGTCCGTGAAACCGCCCAGTTCGTTGATAGCAACTTTAGCCATTGTAGTAGTCTCCTTGGTTTAGGGTTAGCTCAGGACGGTGATCTTGCCGTGCGCACCGGGGTGGGCAACCTTGAGGGTGCCGGTCCAGTCCACATAGCCACGCTCACCACCACCGAGGTTCGGCAGGCGGGTGCTCCCGAGGGGGATCAGCTCGCCAACCGCGTAATACTCGGGGTTGATCAGGTAGCCGGTGTCCTTGTTCGTGGTGTCCGGCGCGCAGTCCGGGTTCATATCCACGATGGTGACGATGCCGTGATCGGACTGATACTGACCAACGGACAGCTTGATCAGGCCAGAGGCCGAATTGCTGTTGAAGGTACGGATCGGGCCGGTCGAGCTGTCAGCGCGGGCGAAGTCGCTGATGACCCGGCGGAGAGCCGTGTCAGCCAGCAGGGTGAGGCTGTTCGTCACACCGGACACCCGATAGATCGAGGTGATCAGGTTGTTCAGAACGGTCTCGCTGAACGTGCCCGAGGCGTGGATGGAACCAGCCGGGGTGCGATAGTCCGCAGGGACATCCGCCGGACCAGCCGAGTCAATCCAGTCACCGAGGCCGCGCATCGTGTAAGCGACGCCGCCACCGTTCTCAGCCGCACGGTCCTGAGTGCCGAGGAGGGTCTTCTCCACGTCACGCTTCAGTTCCTTGACGGCCTTGAGTTCCGCACGGGCGATGTCCTGCGGGCCAACCGAGGAGACGGCCTGCTGGAGGTCCGACACGCGGTAGGACCGGCGGAGCTTCTGGACGTAGTTACCAAGGCGGGCAACCGACTCGAACTTGTCGTCGAAGTCAGTAACGTCAGCGCCTTCGGAGACCGCCGTCGAGGACGGGGTGGACAGCTTGTCCACGCCCCACTCAACGAAGGTGCCATTGCACTTGAACTTGTCCGCCGAGCTGAGAGCGGGAGTCTCAGACGGGGCGAGCATCGACATAGCGTCCTGCAGGTCTTCGCGGTTAAGGGCCGCGCTGCCGGGCGAGGTGGTATCGTAGGTATTCGAGAACGACATAACTAATTAGGTTTTACGTTTAGAGATTTGAGCTGCACGGAGGGCGATGAAGTCGTTGCTGCTTCCTGTTTGTTTAAAGCGGGCTTCCACTTCCTTCAGAGACTTTTCCACCCGACTATCCACCCGTTCAGAGACGGATGCATTGGTCGAGGGATTTGATGGAGGATTGAGTGCCGGGGACTTGGAAGTCGTCGGCTCGACCACTCGGCGGCCATACATAGAGTTGGCTGCGTGAGCGATGAGGTACTCAATCTGCGGCGCGATCTCGGGGACAGCTTCCTTCACGCGCATCAGACGAGGGTCATTGACCATCGCCTCAAAACGCTTGCGGGTATCGTTGTCCTCGCCATCGAGCCAGCTTAGTTCCTTCCGGGCCTGCTGCTTGAAGCTGCCTTCAAGCTGTTTCCGCTGTTCACTCGCTTGCAATTCGCTGAACTGCGCGGGAATGAACTTATCGCGGGCCTTGCGGGCTTTGCGGAGGGAATCACGGATGTCCGCCTTGGTGTATTCCTTGCCGTCCACCGTCGCCGCAACGTCAGTTGCAGAAAGGTCTTCAGCGCGGAACAGAACCTCCTCGGCCCACTCAATGACCTCATCGACCTCCTTGCGCTTGCCTTGGAGTTCGCTGAGATCCTTTACGTTGGCGTAAGGATTGTTCTCTACCTTGGGCTCGGGGATTTGCTGCTTCGCCTGAGCGATAGCAGACTCAAGAGCCGCCGCCTTCTCCTCAGCCAGCTTGCGCTTGGCAGTCAGTTCAGCGATGCGCTTGAGCAGTCCGCTCTTACCCTTTTGGGCAAGCTCGGAAATCTCCTCATCCGTTAGCTCATCAATGTCTTTTGAAAGAACCTCCTTGGGAGCTGGTTCCTTCGGCTGAGTATCGCCCTCCTTGGAGGGAGCCTCGGCTTTTGGTTCCGTTTCCTTTGGAGCCGCTTCAGGCGTTTCCTCGGCTTTCACCTTGGTACGCTTGGCAATTCGGGAGGACAGGAAATCCTGATCCGTCATTGGCTTGTTTTCCACGGCGGGTTTAGCGTCTGCCGCGTCGGACGTTACGACTTCTGACATAGGATTGTGTTCGCCGTATTTGCGCCCCGGCGGATGCGAAGGCCCAAATGCTAGCACATCTACGTTGGTGCTTGACACCTTATGACATTTCTGAGTCTATCGCCTCACCCAATGGTGCAAAGCACAGCACATCGCTGGTTAGGACGCTGACGTTCTACCGAGGCCCCGCCCACACGCGGGGACGGCCACCTCGGGGATTAAGCGAAGATGCGGGTTGGAGCCCCGCTTGGGTGAATTTTATGGACCCTAAAGCCCTAGAAAGACTACACAACAGCCTCGACTTCCTTGCCTTCCTTCGGGACATCAAGGCAGCGCGGGAATACTGGATTCGCCAGCTTCACGACGTGAAGACGGAATCCCTCCAGCAGATTAGCGGACGCATCCTTGCCGTGGATGACATCCTCTACAACTCGCGCTATGAAGAGCTAGAAGACCGCTTTACGCGGTTGCATTCAGACCCTGAGTCTGGACTTCGCCCATTTGCGCAGGCTGCGTACCAATCCGCCCAATCTGGGCGTTCTGAGCCTGCTGCATCTGGAACTGATACTGCTGCACATACTTCTGCAAGCGAGCCTGAAACGCCTCGTCGGACTGCATCCGCTGGGAAACGTCGGGCTGCTGCACATACTGCTGTATGACCTGCATTGCGACCTGAGCCCCGTTCGGACGGGCTCCGGTCTCGATGCCAGCATAAATCTTAGACAGGTCATCCGTGACCTGTTTAACGATCTGCTGTTGAGCCTCTTGCGCGGGCTGAAGCACGCTGTCTGCTAGCAGGGGGTTGACCGCCGCAGCCATCACTTCCAGCATCCGGTCGATGTTGATACGACCATTGCGGTCGAACTGGATGAGGCTGACGAACTGATTGAGCTGGGCCTCAAGGGTCTCAGGATCGGTCGTCAGGACATCGAAGTTGATGTTGATGTCGAAGTTCTCATTCGGATCGCCGCGACCAAAACGCACCGGATCAGGGTTCCCCGTAACGCGGAAGAACACCTGCTCAGGGCCAAACCGCTGGTAGCACTTGTAGGTCATCCGCAGCACGTCTCTCACGTGAGTGAGAAATTTATCCACGAAGTATTGCTGCCGGATGCGGGACATCGGGTTCTGGTGGTCCAGACCCATAAGACGGTCGGCCTGCTCGATCTGCGTGCGCTCCATTTCCACGCTGCCGGGGTTGTAGGCAGGGGTAGGACCGAACTGAATCTCGCCCATACGGCGATAGGCCACCTTAACGCCCGGCCCCCACTCAGGGGCAGGGGTGCCCGCCGGATACATAATGGCAGGCAGGGTGGCGTAGCTGTTCCGGTCGATGCGGCTGTCGCGCTCCACCTTCACCTGCCACTGGATGCCGCGCAGTTGCTCGGGCACTGTAGCCAGCTCATAGAGGCGCTTGTTGTCCTCACCCAGCTTGGTAACGACAAAGGGATAGTCGTCGTACCCGTTCAGCAGCTCGTGCTTCGCGTACTTCGGCTCCTCGGAGGTTCCGTAGTAGTTGTTGTGGAAGACGGTGCAATAGATGCCCTCGGACTTGTCTTCCTCGGAAACCAGACGCTGATAGCAGTAGATGACCTCGTACAGCTCAGTCGTCTGTTCCTGAGCAATGCGGGTGTAGGAGGTGTTGGTCCGGGGATCGTTCATATCCACGGAAGTCACCTGCATCTCAATGATCTTCTCCGCCCACTCCGCATCCCAGCCCTCAGTCGCCACCTTGTTCTTGATCTCCTGCGCGGTCATTAGCACGCGCCAGAAGCAATACGGGGCCTTCTGGGGGTCGGTCGTATAGGCGGGGAAGAATACGTCACCATCAGGCGCGAGCGCCGCAACCTTCGGGCAATTCACCGACTGACGAACCACGGGGAACTCCGCAGAGCCTTCCTTCCGCAGTTCCTTCAGGGCCTTCTTCGCCCGCTTGTCCGTCAGGTTGGCAAACTGACCCTTGAGGAGCTGAATGACCTGCTCATCAGACTTACCATCCAGAATGATCTGCGCCAGATCCGGGCTCACCTGAGCAATCTGCGCCAAGTCCAGCCGCTGAAGGAAGGTGCGGTTCTCCTTCTGCCAGCCGACATACGTGACCATAATGCCACGCTCCAGCAGATAGTTGGCACCCAGCTCCATCTGACGCTTGAAGTCAGGGATGTAGGAGGACACCATCCACTTCAGGAAAGCACTGACCACCCGAGCCCGGCCAATATCCCCTACTTCGATGGGGTACGCCCGGATGTGCGCCCGATTGAGCGCAGACATAAACAACGCAACGTAGGTGTTGATACGCTCGTCGATGACCTGCACTTCCGAATCCGCCGCCCCCTCGAAGGGGAAGGCGTCGCTCCCGTGCTTACGCAGGTCCTTGGACTTTCCCGGCCAGATGTTTCGGCGGTAGTCATAAGAATCCCGGGTACTCTGCAAGTACCAGTCCAGATCATTGATCGTCGTGTCGTAAGCGTTCTTCAGCGCGGCGACATTGGGAACCGCCCGGACGTAGGTCAGGGCTTCATTAAGGTCATTAGTTTGCATTCAGTTTGCGCTGGAGATTCTGGACGATTGTATACGCAACGCCCTTGTGCGCCCCTATTTTGTCAGCCAGAAGTTCAGGACTGATTGGCTGGTACTGAGCCGTGAGGGTACGGGTCAAAATCTCAAACCCCAACAGACGGTCCATCTGCTCCGCTTGCCATACGGGGTTGAGGGTGAGATCACCTTCCGAGGACTTCATGGCGGTAGGTGGTTCCCTTCTCGTCCGTAATAACATCGACGAAGATGGGCTTGCCGATCAGCTTATCACAATCGCGGGGTCGCACAGCCACCGGAACTAGAGGCTTGTCCTTCTCCATCAGGCAGTAAACCCAATGGGGGTTAGGGGCGCGGCGAATGACCCTCACCTGTAAACGCTTCGGGACGGCTTGGGGCACAGCCACAGCCAGACGCAGTTTATCCGCCCCCTCCTCCGTAAAGAACTTCCGCCCCTCCACCGTGAGGTATTCGCCTTCGGCCAGACGCTCATCCCTCAGCTTGGCTAATTGGAACTTGGTGATACCAAGCTCCGTACATAGTTCGTTGAATGCGATCATTAGTAGGCTCTTCCGATTGGTTTAATGGTTCTAAGTGAGTTGGGGTCGATAAAGCGTATCCCAGCCACCGCCGCATAGCGGATGCAGTCGATAGGATCTTTCCACGCCTCATCCTGCCCACCGTCAGCCGTGTATTCCTGAAAGGCTTGGATGATGTTCTCGCAGCGGTCTGAGATGTAGAGGTGGGGCCGATTCAGAGAATCAACCGCAGCCTTCTTGTTGTAGGCTAGCTTCGTCTGGATGGCCTGTAGTCCATCCTCGATGTCCAATCCGGGGGCTGGCAGGAAGACGAGCCCCGCATCCTCAAGGTCAGCCATAACGGACGATACGCCGGTTTGCGTCTGATATTTGGCCGCACCTAGCCGTGGGTCGATCAGTCGCTCGAAGATTGAGTCGTTCGTATCGGCCTCCATCTGGGTGATGAGATCGACATAATCTCGGATGCCATAACCCAAACCCTTGGACCCTTCTCCGCCAATCCACTTCCCCCCGTGCCATCTGGCCCACTCCCCCACATTGACATCCGGCCACTCCCGATAGATCCACCACGTATCCGACTGGTCCACGGCAACCCACGCCATAAACCAGTTCTTGCGTCCAGCAGGGTCTAGGATCAGATACTTCGTCGTTCCCTTCAGATTGATTGAATCGTGGGCTACGACGTTCAGATCCCGGCTGAAGTTCGGGAACTTCGTACTGACCGACTTCGTGGCGATGCCATACGCACGGGTGAGGATTTCCGCTTCCGGCCTGTTGGCGAGGTCTTTGGCGATACGGTCGTAACCACCGAAGGGGTTGTCCCTACTGTGGAAGTAGATGATCCCGGCATCCCGGTTCCTTGACCGCTGTAAGTATGGGACATTCCGGCCACCCAGAAGATCGGCGGGCTTAGATCGGACGGTTTCCGCTCCTTGCACGTAGTCTCTGACAACTTCCGTGTATCCGTCGATAGGTGTGAAAGTAACGACCAGCTTGCTGTTGCGAGTAGCGAGGCGAAAACGAAGAGTGCTAAGGAGTTCCGGCCCGACAAGATATTCGTCACACCAAGCCCCAATGTTAATCCAGTTAGGATTCCGGCAACCCAACTCAGCACCCTCAAGGATTGTGTCGTTGTTAAGGAATTGAGCATAGGTCTTAAAGATGATGGAACTCTTGCTGACAGGAAGGATGAGGCTGGACTTAGAGAATCCGTTCTTTCGGGTGTAGGACACGTTCTCCTCCGTCCCCAACACCTTCACCTTGAACTCTTCAGGCAGGGCGTCATAGACCGCCGACTGCTGCTGACGGATCGACACATCCGCATTCTGGGCAAAGCACATTATGACGGACCCCGGGTTCTCCACCGCAGACTTGACCACCGCGTGTGCCGCCCAACTGGTCTTCCCACTTCGATTACCACCACTCACCAATAACTCCGCGTGGGTCGTCAACAACTCCTCCGCATCCTTCCAATGCGGCAGCTTCCACCCATAGCGATACGGATCTCGCCTGCTATTGGCGATTGCCGAGTGGTAAAGCTCGTGGAGCTTCAGGACATCCTGCGGCTCCATCGCCGCCAACTCCTCGTCAGTCGGCGGCTTTAAGACCTCGTGCGGCTCCCAGACTAGAGCCATTACTCAGCAGCCTCCACCGGCTTGGCCACCACTTCCACGCTACTAGCCTTCAGCTTGGCCCTAGCTTCCTCAATAGCCTTCATCGCATCCTCCAAGCTAGGCGCGGCACCCTTGTGCTCCACCACCACCTTGTTCTCCCCCAGAGCTGCAAGGAACTTGTCATTAGCGATGCCCCAAGGAATCGCCAGATCCCGGATGTTAGTCCGCGCCAACTGCTCAGGGTCTTCTGCCAACTGCCGCATCTTCTCCTTCTGGAGCAACCTCAAACCCTCCGCAATCTCCAGCGCATCCTGCGCCAACTCCCGCCGCCTATCCTCCAAGACCATCTGATGCCGGGCTTTAAGCCGACTAATGGTCTCCCACTTCATCCCAAGCTCCTCCCTGATCTTCCCAAAGGAACACCCCTCCGCCAACATCTCCAAAGCCTTCACCGCCTTAGCCGGGTCACGCCTTTCCAGATAGTTCCCCTCAGCCTCCCCAAACTTGGCAATCTCCACCGCCATCTCAGAAACAGGCTTCCTTGCCCGTTTAACGCGTTCCTTGGTCATTTAGGTAGGCTGGTATGCCTTACCGGGTCAGGTCAAGCCTAAAGCCAAAGGGCGGCCTTTTAGGGACATATTGTAAATTTTTTAAAAGGGTCGAGTGGAGCATAGGGCGACATCTTGGGAATTTTTTAAAAGGGCTTAGTGGAGCAATCCCAATTTACCCACACCCCCCCACCTCTCCCCCCTCCCCCCGGGGGTGTCCACCCTAGGGATTGGACTAGGG